TTATCTACCTTTTTCTTAATACACTGCCGACCTTTCGTACTAAAGAGTCGCGACGTAAACGGGATGAAGGGCGAACCCTCTTCAGTCTGGTACCCATGAAGATAGGTATTGCGTTCAGACGTGTAGTAGATGTAGTTTGCCGCACGCCCACCCCACTCGGTGGTCTCTACCAGTTTGTTATAGCTCATTATGCATTTCCTTGATCAAGTCAATGGTGCGAGTGAGACCATTGATCTCACCCTCAAGTAACATCCACGAAGTCTTACGAGTCCCAATCTTTGTGCTTGAAATCACTTCGTAATTTACGATGTCGATTTGAGACTGCCGGTATTTTACCTGCCGCAGTCTCTCCTCTAATCGTGCGAGTAGCAGTTCTACGTTCACGCAGCGACTGCCATCTCGACTGCGAGTTCCGCAGCCTTCTTCTTCTTGACACCGTTAGCACCGTACCATGCAGAGGTCATACGACCGTCAGCAGTACGACCAGCAACGTGGTCGGTCAAGTAGGTCACAGAGTTAAATGCCTGCCACCACGAACCACGACCGAACTCTGCACCTGGCTGAGTCTCCAACAACTCGAACGCCTTCTTCGCATTAGGTGCGAGATCTTTGTACGCACGTACTTCATCGGCAGGTGCCTGTGATGGGAACAGAGTGTTGTAGTAGTTGATCAGTGACTCCGCATTGAACTGCTTAGACGACAGGAACTGTGCCATCTCTTTGTACTGATCGAACTTCTCGTGAGCAAGACCCAAGTGTTGCTTGACCATCTGTGGGTCAAACGCACGTCGGTGGTTCACCTTGATACCGTTATTCGCAGAACCCTTCAGAGCAAGTGTCAGAGTGTTCATGCAGGTCACACGGATCGGAGTGAATCGGATATCGATCGACTTACCATACTCGTGTGGGTTAGAGAACAGAAGGTATGAATCAACTTGATCACCCTTCAACACGTCGAACGACTCTTTGATCTTCGCGAGCGCGTAGACGAACTTGCCGTCCTTGAGTGAACCCGCAGAGTTCATCTCCATGTCACCAGCGGCACAGTACTCGTTGAAGAAGGTGAATGCTTCTTCGTTCTGACAAGGTTCCCAGTTACCACCAACTTGGGTCAATACTTTGTTGTCAGAAGAACGTACCAGTGCTTCCATGCCCGTAGGGATCAGATCGACACCTTCCTTTGCGGCATACGTGGGAACCTTCTCAACTTCCCAGTTGACACCCGCTTTCTCCATCATCTGTATCGGTGTCATGTCACTAGACACTTCAGTTCCGATACCCCAAGGACATCCACCTACAGCGGCAGAAGTTTCGATTTGCAATACATTGTTAAGACTCATAATTAAATTCCATCCGGTCGATAAGTTTCAAAAAGTTCTTTGGCCTCGAGATCAAGACCAAGTTCAGAGAGACGATCCATCGTCACTCGAATACGTTGGGACTCATCGCGCCCCTTCACGTAGTAACGATGATCATCGGAAAAATGGTAGAACCAATCGTGGTTCTGAAGCATCTGCTCAAGCAGTTCTAACTGGACATCTTGCTGGGTCATTACGCAACTCCTCTCAGTCGGTTCAACTCATCTTGACGTGCCTTTTCTCGTTCACGGACATCGATAATCATGTCGCGAACCAACTCACGGTCAATGGTGTCACCATCAAAATCAATAGAAGGACGACACTTAAATCGGTCAATCATACCTTGACAGATCTCTTCGACGGTGACGAACATTGGGTAAGGGCACTCAATGTCACTACCGTAAAACATCTGCATGTACTCGATGAATTCGTTTACTTCAGCAACAGTCAACTCTGGGTCGTTAGGACGAAACGCGCAACGGTAGTACTCACGAACCGCTTCAACTTGAACATCAACATTACTCATAATCAATTCCTTATCATCAAATTACACAGTAATTATAAACGATTTTAAAACGTCTGTAAACTAGTTTTTAAAAAAAGTTATAGTAAATTTTACGCTTTTTTAGAAACGTTTGATCGGTTCAATCTCGGCACTAACTATCTGGATCGTATTGTTCTTCCAGTACTTGTCATACACCACACTTTCGAATCGTTTCTGCGCAAGTTCAAAGGTCTTATAGTAAGCCGCATTGAACGTGCATCCCCTCTTGTCCGTTAGGACTATTTTGAAATTATTATTATGCATGAGACTCCTTATGCCATCATTTCCTCTAGTTCATCGAACTGTTCGTCGATACCGTGCATGCCCATCTCTTTCTGGACACGCCACTCCTCGAGGACGGGAGTCTCTAGGTCTGTGATCGAACATGCGTCCTTACCCATAGAGTCCTGCTCCCAGCGACGAACGCTGACAACTTCGTTCTGGAAGTTGAGGACTTTCTGCTCGCAGTACAATTGACCGAAGTCTACAGAAGCGAAGATCGCAGAGTCCCAAAACTCGATATAATCTTCCTCACGGAAGTCAACAAGGTCGACGACCTTCTCAGAGATGATGTACTCCGCAGAGTACTCTGAAGAGTGATTGATGCAACGTTCAACATCAGTCCACCACTGAGTGTCGGCAATGTCTGCCGCAGAAGCATTGATGAAGTAGGTGTCACCACCCTTAGACTTCCAGTGCTGGGGGCACTCACCGCGGCCGTCCCAATCGTGGGCACCGTAGTTCTCACGGAACTGAGTAGCGATAACAACAATAATTGAATTAGACATAACAAAACCCTCTTAGGTATAAAGTAGACCGTAACCGAACATAAACCCCAGTGCCATTCCCATAGCAATCAAAGTCAACCATGCGGCGAAACCTTCACTAGGCATCTCTGATTTCTTCTCAGGTCGGGGTCGAAAATCTCTCATCGAACTCATGATTAAACAACCTCTTCCCAACGGACGATAAAGTCTTGAAGGAACTCAACTTGTTCAGGTTCCAGACCACCGACAACCAACAGTTCATCAGCACTCATCAAAGGCAACTGGTTCTCAAAACAGAACTGTCGGAACTCATCAATCAAACTATCAACAATATTCATTATACAAACTCCCGCTTCTCTTCGGCGAACCAACCAGCGTAACCATACCCAGTACCGCTACCTCCGACCGCAGCGACCACGGACCAACCACGAAGTTCATGAACGTTCTTCTTATTGGTACCAGTGTATACAGTTTTGCGCTTAGGTATTCGCTTCGACTTAACTTTATCGACTAAACCGCCGAGTCTCTCGTACTGCTCAGTTAGGGCCTTTAACTCTTCACTCAATGCTTTCTTATCCATAACTATCTCCTTATCAATAGTACCTATTATAGTCGTTTTAAGAACAAAGTAAAGAACTTTTTTCGGTAATATTACCGATTACTGATCAGACTTCTCCAGCTTCTCGATTTTGAGTTGAAGTGCGAGGATCGCTTCCTCGACACGTGCGTTGTCTTCGGGGGGCAACTCCCCACGGATCTCCGCGAGGCACATCAACTCGTTATAAAGATTACCTAATACTGCGTCCATTACGCTACCTCCAAGAAACCATACTGAGGAGTTTCGAACTCATGATCGAACATGCCGATCTCATCAAACCCGAACAGCGTCATGGCAGTGGTGGCGTCACCCTTCTCCATCACAACCAGTTCGTGACCAGCGGGGATACGACCCACAAACTCATTAATGTTTTCAATCAGAATCATGATTATGCCTCCTTTGGCGCAAACAGTTTACCGAAACCTTCGACCAGAAGGTTGTAAGAGTAGACCTCATACCTCCACTCACGGTCGAAATCGTAGTCGTCAGTCTCAAGAGCAGCGACTTCTGCTTGAGAGTAACGCTTCTCAAAACCTTGGAGAGCATCAAGAGTATCTTCAGTACCCATGAAACCCTTGATGATACGAAGGGCTTGGGCGAAGTCAATACCGCTATCGCGCATCTCTTCAAGTTCATACTCAGTTTGGTAAATAATTCGTGCCATATCAATTTCTCTCTCTATCTCAACTTTATGTAACTATTGTACTACACGTTTCGAAAAAAAGAAAGAGTTATTTTAGGTAATTTTACGCTTTTTTTGAGGGGAGGTGTTTGGCGTGGATTTTACAACCGATGAATGCGTTGTAGTAGTCATCTCTCAGGAGTACGTCGTACTCGAACTGGAGTTTTGCTTCGTAGTAGGAACACTCGCCTTTGGTAAGGCAGAGTTTGAGGATTTCTCGTTTGTAGTTATCGGCACCGCGTTGCGCGACTGCCTCTTTGAGTTCTTGACTTGAACCGTAATACTTCATCCAGTCAGACTCTACTCGCGTCTTCACACGACGCTTTCTAGTCTTGGTCACTGGCAGTGTTTTCGGTTTCCAAAAGAACTTCTTACCGATGTACTTCATTCCGGTATCAAGTTCTGTAATCTGATATACGAACCCTTGATAAGGATCAAGGAAGCCTTCGTCTGGGGTGAATTCTTTATCTTCGTATAACCAAGTCATGCAACTATATAGAGTTGCTGTAAACCTCTATAAAGTGCGACTCACCGTTAGCAACGGTTTTGCTCCATTCTTCTGCCGCACCGTCATCTGCTTGATCACTGACGTACTTGTAGCATCGGAACTCGACACCAGCATCCTGACAGACTTTGGCAATCGCATATGCCTCCATCTCGACTAGATCCGCAGGAATCGCAAGGTTAGGGTCTGCAACAAAATCGTCACCTGTGCTGCAGGTGAGACCATCTCCTTCTCCAAGGACTACTTCGTCCTCGAACGGAGTCTGCCCCAGACTGTATCCCAGTCCAGCGCACGACATATCTCGTTGTACGAATTGTGTTACTTTGTGGATACCGCCATCGACGGTGATACCACCTGCGGTGCCGAAGTTCCAAACCACATTCGGTTTGTGCCGTTCGATCAGTTTTGCGGCAGTCATTGCCGCATTGACTTTACCGACTCCGGTAAAAAAGACGTTGTCCCACTGGGACATTTTTGGTGCCTCTAACTCCAAGGCAATGAGGATGATGTCGGACATCTTACTTATCATATGTAACCACGCTGTAGGTTTTAATTTGTTGACTCCGGAGTTTCTCCGTGCCTCCTAGGAACTCTAAATCGATGACGCAACCATAGGAGATCTGCGTGACATCAAATGTCTGTAGTAGTTCTGCAATGGCAAGTGCCGTTCCACCCGTCGCACTCACGTCATCAATGATGCATACCTGACTGTTTTTATTCAGGGGTGCAGTTGTTTTGATTTCAAGTGTGCGGGACGCATACTCGCATTTGTATTTGCGAGAACGTACTGGTGGCGGCAACTTGTTGGGTTTGCGGACAATGTGTAGAGGTATACCCAAGTACAAAGCAACAGGCGCACCCCACAGGAACCCACGTGCATCGGGAGCAACGATGTCCGTGTATCCTTTACCTTCGATGTGGTTCACAAGGGTACGGACACTCTGCTTGAATGCCTGTGGGTTCTGTAGGAGACTGGTCACGTCTTGGAAGTTGATACCTTCCTCAGGCCAGTCTGGTACAGATTGTATCACTTGTTTTAAATTCATATTACTCATCATTAGAGAGACTGAAAGAATATCCAGTTTCAAATTCGGCATCGGCTCCACACATCGGACAGTGCCTTGGCACCTCTTCCTCGTATGGGACTTGAACGACGCTTACCATATCACAAATAGGGCACTCTAAAGTATATTCAGTATCCATCATGCTACCTCTAGTTCTATATCCTCCCAGCCGAAATCGTCACCTTCCATACCTACGACTGAGTATTCGGTCACACGTTTCTCAAAGAAGTTATCGTGTGATGCTCCATTTAGTACCCAATCCAACCAAGGGAGTGGGTTGTCTTTTTGTTTAAATTTTGGTTTCAGACCCAACTGAAGTAGACGACGGTCGGCAATATGTCGAATGTAGTCTGTAACCTCTTGCTTGGTGATCCCCTGTACTTCATTACCGTCAAAGGCAAGGTCAATAAATTTGTCCTCTAGTTTGACAGCGTTACGTGCCATTTTATATATCTTGGACTTAAGTTCGTCGTTGACAATCCGTGGGTGTTCGTCTGTGAACTCACGGAACAACTTTGCGTTACCCTGTACGTGAATAGTCTCATCACGAATGGACCACTCGACAATAGTTGCCATACCTTTCATCTTGCCGAATCTCTGGAAGTTCAGTAGCATGACAAACGATGCGAAGACAGACATACCTTCATTAAACACAGACTGCGCTAATGATAGCGCCAGTCCAGTATGAGAGTTCGTTTCACCCTCTTTCATAAAATCGATCTTGTCTGCCATCTCCTTATAATCTAGGAACTTGTGAAAGTCTTCGTCTGGCAGACCAAGCGTATCATTGAGAAGTGCGTACGCACGTTGGTGTACTGCTTCTCGCGCCGCGAACGATGATAACATGTTGCGGACTTCGTTATTCTTGAACTTTGGTATCAACAGTTCGTGGTAGTTCTCCCCTACCTGTACGTCCGACTGCGTGAACAACCGCAGTACGTGAGTGATAAATTCTTTCTCCGAATCTGTCAGTTTGGTTTTCCAATCTTGTACATCTTCTGACAGTTCTGCTTCATCTTCAATCCAGTGTATTTCCTCGTGTTTTTTTGATAGTTCAACCGCCCAAGGATACTTGAACGGCTTATATGTTTCCGATGTTTTTAGTAATGACATACTAATCCTTTATTTGAATTGTTTATTAACCCTCGCAGGCCCGACATTCGTCGTCACCTTCAATTGGTTCGTACTCCACTTCACCTTTTAGATGCATCATAAGATCTTCATAACCACCTATGTACTTGCCCTCCAGATAAATTTGAGGAACTGTCTTGACCTTTCGCCCTGTAACCTCTGCAGCAGACTTTCCAATCTCTTCAAGGTTGACGTAATCATATTCTATGCCGCGTAGTGACAGTTCCTCTGCGGCCATTTTGCACCATGGGCAGTCTTGCTTCCCATAGAGTAGCGTTCGATTGTCGTCTTGTAGCGCTACCCGTTCAACTTTGTCAGATACTGTTTCTGCACGAGACTTTGCCTCGGTGCGCAAATAGTATAGTCCCTTGAGACCCTTCTTCCATGCATTGAAGTGTACTTTATTGACGTACCGCTTCGGCGCACCTGACGGGAAGAATAAATTTACTGACTGACCCTGACAGATGTATTGCTGTCGGTCAGCTGCGTGTGTTACCACCCAGTTCTGATCTAGTTCTTGCGCGGTCTTGAATACTGCTTTCTCACCTTCATTCAAGAAGGGTAGATGTTGCACCGACCCTTTCTTAGTAATGATACTAGACCACGTAGATTCGTTGTCATGCCCTTTTTCTTGCAATAGACTGGTAAGGTATGGGTTCTTCACTAAAAAGGAACCAGCGCGAGTTCTGTGCGTGTAGGCGCATGCTTTGAGGGGTTCAATAGATGGCGAAGTAGATAGAATAACACCAGACGATGCATTTGGCGCGACCGCTAATAAATGTGAGTTTCTACGACCCGTGCCTTCTCCGTCTAGATACTCGCCACGTTCTTCTGCGAGTAACCGAGTCTCAATCTCAGATTGCCTATTGATGTGAGAAAAGACTACGTGATTTATTTCTCTTGCTTTGTCTGACTCCCAAGGAACACCGTGTTTCTGTAGGAGTGAGTGGAAACCCATTGCTCCAAGTCCAATGCTTCTCTCACGTGCCGCCGAATAACGGGCGCGGGAAATACTATCTGGCGCATTATCGATGAAGTATTCGAGAACGTTATCCAGCATACGAATAAGATCCCGCACGATATTAGTGTCTTTCCATTCATCATAGTATTCTAAGTTTAGTGAAGACAAGCAACACACCGCAGTCCTTTCTGCAGAAGTAGGTAAGTGAATTTCGTTACATAGATTTGATCCGTGAATGCGCAGACCTTTTTCTTTGAGAGCCATCGGTAGACCGCGATTCGCAGTGTCAATAAAGTTCAGGTAGGGTTCACCTGTACGGAAACGAATCTCAAGGATGCGTTCCCATAGTTTTCGGGCATTGACTGTTTCCTTGACCGCACCGTCCTTTGGATCCCGTAGATCAAAGTCGGTGTTGTTCATCACCGCAGCCATAAACTCATCGGTAATATTGATCGCATTGTGGATGTTCAGCGCCTTACGTTGTACGTCGCCTGTAGGAATGCGAATGTTGAGAAATTCCATGATGTCTGGGTGGGAGATATCCAAATATGCCGCATAGGAACCCTTACGAGTTCGACCCTGTCGGTATGCAATCATGTCCGCGTCTACGGTATGCATGAAAGGGATAGGTCCAGGAGCAATGTCTGAGACTGTTCGGACACTTCCCCAGTGACCACCGACGCCACCACCCATAACAGACAACCAACGTAACTCTGAAGAGTGCTCGATTAGTCCTTCGAGTGTGTCTGGAACGTAGGTGAGGAAGCAAGAAATCGGAAGACCTTTACCTTTGGTCTCACCATTTTTAGGGGCATTAGACAATACAGGAGATGCGAACATAAACCACTTTTTGCTTACATACTCGTAG